ATCGTATTGCAATCTGATCCTCAAGTCTGCGTGGCGCTTATCAGAATCGTAGAAAGAAATCTTTTTATATTCTTTTCCATACTTTACCGGTTCGAATTTGCTTGCCATTAGCGCCTCAAAATATGAGTTGAACTTTCAACTTGGCCGGCCCCTGTCTGCTTCACAAACTGTGCCTTAAATTGCATTCCATAGATCGTTCGCGAACCAGAATAAGAAAGACCACTGCGAATACCATTTTCTAATTCTTCTAAAACGCCGGCGACTGAACCTTTACATGCAACCGTTGTTGAGATACCTTCATTTGAAGAATAAGTTCCTCTCCAATCTTTCTGTGCTGCTTTGGATGCCATCCCGCGATATACTTTATACTTCTTTCCTCTTTTGTTCACGAACGATTCTCCCGGTGTTTCAGCTGTGCCGGCGAGGAGAGAACCAAGCATTACGAAATCTGCGCCAGCAGCCAGGGCTTTCACGATATCACCCGCTGTTCTTATGCCTCCATCAGCAATAATGGTTGTGTTGAGATCTGCTCGGGCACAATCCAAAATAGATTGAAACACAGGCATGCCGTGACCGGTGTGAATTCGAGTAGAACATATAGAACCACCTCCAAGGCCGACACGAACACTGTCTGCTCCCCAATCGGATAAACGCTCATATGCATTACGACACGCAACGTTGCCGGCCATAAGGTGGATCTCTGCCCCATATTCTTTTTTGAGATTTTCAATCGCATCTCGCATTAGAAAATGATCTCCGTGAGCAATATCCAAACAAAAGATACGAATGCCGGCACCATATAACGCTGACGCACGTTCAAGGTAGTCACCTGTTACACCAATTGCTGCAGCACGAACATTTTCATAGCTAACAAACCCAATTTGTTCTGCGATGGAACAATAGCGATGAATGATTCCCAAACCGCCGGCATCATTCATAGCCAAAGCCATTTCAGTTTCAGTAATTGTATCCATTGGGCTAGAGATAACAGGCAGTGGAAACGAAGTATTTCCCAGCCTGTTTTCTAGATTTACTTCTGATCTGCTTTTAATGTCCGAATACTGTGGAACTAGCAGTACGTCATCGTAAGATAAACATTTTCTCATTCTTCCTGCGCCTCATATGCTTTGACCATCCCATAAATTGATTGAAACTTTTGTTCTTCATAGGTTTCAATCAACCTGTCTATGTACCATCGAGCTTTTTTTAGATCGTCCATTGGTTCATCTTTAAATTTATGACGGGCAACATATTTTATAATATTGCCAGTAGCAAAATCAAAATCCCAAGACTCAATGAAATCAATTACTTCTATTCCCTTGTTATAGTGGTCCGGATGATTAACTGTTTCTTTAGTCTTTTTCTTCGACATTTTCTTCTGGTTCCTCAAAGTGCTTAGTCAAGTCATCACTTCCTCCAACAAGCATTGGATGTGGAACTGGTGTATCCTGCCATGGAACCTCTTTGTGAACAATATATTGAACAATTGGCACAGTGGTCATTTCGTTCTGTTTCTTGACTTCATCCAGAAGTTCTGGATTGTGAGTAAGATTCCCAATCATAAATAGCTGTTCGTGTTCTCTCAATGTCCCAATTGCCTTGTCACAATGTGAACACCCGTCTGTTGTGTATACGATATAATAGTCTTTCATCTTGCCTCCATTGTTTTGATGATAGTTTGTGGTTCTGATTCAAATATAATAACTGCCGATGGGAATGGTGCGCAATTTTCGCTATTTCCAAACTTCAGTCTTCCTTTTACGAAGTGTATTTCTTTTGCTCTCATACAATATTCGTGCCAATACTTAGTATCTGTTCTGGCCGGAATAAGGCAGACAACTTTTGTATTCGGCTTTAATGATTCTCTATATGCTTTCTCGATCCAAGCAGAGATTTCACGGCCATAAGGAGGGTTCATAAATACTGTCTGCTTCTCCCAAGACTGAGACAGTCCATTGTCCAATGGTGTGAAATAACATTCAGAAACTTTGGTTGTCTCTTCTGTTGCGCAAGGGTCAAGCGTAAATGGCCCGAACTCTTCATTTAGTTTTTCATAAAAATCTTGTGGTGTTTCCCAGTCCTTAGATTTAGAACTGAACATCACTTCTTGTGTTTGTTTATCCATTTGTCCTCCAAAACGCTTGAATACTTACGATAGTTAATGATAACATAATACAGATCATTGTTTTAGGTGAAAACATGCTTTCTTTAAGTAGAATCCAAGTTAACGCTGGGAATATCATATATGATGCTCCGAATGCCGATAAACGTATCGACCAAAGTTCTTTGATTTCCCCATATCCTATTTTTGTTGCCCACCAGAAACAGATTAAAGCCGGCACCCCAAAGCACCCAACAGCCAATACCATTTTATTTTCCCAGAATCTCCAGACTAGCTGCGAATTGTTCGCAAACCAAGTGAATGTGTGACCCAAAGCGAACAGACAAAACATTAATCCAAAATTACTCATCCGTACTCCCTAGTGCCCCATCCCCTCGGCTACTATGAACTTTAACCCGTGAATACAAATTATCTTGATCGAATTCAACTGGAGTGGCGTGAATTACTGGAATAAGCACTGCTTGTGCAATACGTTCACCAGGTTCAATTATCTGTGTCTGTTGTCCAATGTTGTGAAGGTTGATAAACACTTCACCATCATATCCAGCATCCACAACGTGAGCGCCGACAATCAATGAACGCTTTGCTGCAACACTGGAACGATTCATAATTTGGAGCATGTATCCATGTGGAACCCCAAACTTCAAACCAGTGGGGCAAATTGCACCTTCCCGGGGATGAATTGTAACAGGTTCTCCTGAACTTGGCGCAAACGCTAAATCCATGCCGGCATCCGATGGGTTGGCACGACGTGGTGCCTTCGCTGTTTCTCTGATTTTAAAATATTCAATATTCATTTTCCTCCTTTAGTTTGGCAACATCTTAAAGTTTCTTCCTAACTTTCCATATGAACTAAATCCCCAGTTTTCACTGTATTTCAATTTAGCCATATATGGTCGATTAAGCTCGATATGATCTTTATTCGTAATTCCCCAGCACCATATTGTTGATGTCGCTGAAGTATCGTCTATTGCTTTAACAAGGAAGTATTCTCTTCCATTGCTGGCAACTCTTCTTGTAACTTCTCTCGGAATAAACCAGCATACCTGCAAATCAACATCATAATGGCTGATCGATGGGATATACAGCTCTTCCAGCTTTTCTCTTGATTTCTCGGATAAAACTAGATCCATCGGGAACATTCCAGTCAAATCTGAAAGATATTCGACCTTCTCTTGTAGGAGAAGATCTCCCTCTATGGCATATTCCTCGATATTCTTATCCAGCGCTTTCTTGGTCTTTGGCCGATCATTTGCCACAGCCATCCAAAAATGCCGCATTCCAGTAAACCTTTCATCCATCAAACAGTTCAAAGTTTGACTGCGAACGAGAACATCCAATGCCTTTTTGTTCAACTTCGAATAAACGATGTTTTCGTCAAACAACAAGTCTTCAATCGTCTCAAATGGTCGATTGTCGATGATCTGCTCAATTGCTTTGTCTCCCAATCCCTTGATTGAGGACAGCGGTTGAATGAGAGTCTTGCCGTCTTCGGAAATCTCCCATGTTTCACCGGATGTGTTGATATTCAATGTTTCGATGTTGAAACCAAATGACTTTGCAGTGTTGATTGCGCGTTCTTTCTTTTTCTCCGATTCGTGTGAAAGCACGCTCGCCATCCACTCTGCCGGATAATAGTTGAGCAACCAAGCACACTGAAAGGAAATTATAGTATAACAGACGGCATGACTCTTGTTGAAGCCATACTTACTGAAATAAGCCATCTTCTCCCAAAAGTCGCTAGCTTGATCTGTGGTTAGTCCCTTGTCCACGCAGCCTTTTACGAACTTCTCATAAAGTCGCCCATTTCCGGCCTCGGATCCCTTTTTGATCAAAAGCTTTCGCAGCTTGTTGCCCTCATCGAGCGTAATGTTATCACCAAGTTTGTGAGCGAGTTCTGCAATATCCTCTTGAAAGATGATGAACCCATAATTGTCACCAAGTACTTCCTCAATAATCGGATGTTCATATGTGACCATATCTGGGTGTCTTTTGGCCTCCAAATAGCTTCTATCGACTTTTGCCCCCAGTGGACCCGGTCGATAAACACTAGTAACCATTGCGAGATCTGACAAGGAGACTGGTACAACGTTCTTGCAGAAGTTCTGCGCTCCCGACTCGCTAAACTGAAAAACACCGCCAAATTTCCCTTTCTGGAAGATATTCTCACAAACCTCTTGATCGTCAAAATCAATAACGTCTGGATGGAGGTGTTTATCGTAATACTCTCTTATGTCTTTAAATGCCGGCTTTTCTATATTGTGGTGGCGTTTAAGGATGTGAGTGATTGCTCCATTAATCATTTCCAACGTCGTGAGGCCGAGAATGTCAAACTTAATGAAACCCATTGGTTCCAAGTGTCTTACGTTCTGCCCCTCCGACCATGGCGTCTGCGTGACTCCTCCAGTCTTGATTAGGGGCATATGCTCATTTAGATTCTCGGCAATCACAACGCCGCCGGCATGTCTAGACGAAGATCTGATTTGACCGTGCAAAACATCAATATGATCGGAAATCTGGGAATTCCTTTGAAGAAAATTTTTCAGGCTTTCGCTATATTTCTTTAACTCTTCAAACGTGGGAGAATAGACCCCTGCTGTGATGCCGTGGTCCTTCTTGGCTTGTGGTGTAGCCTCTCTGATCATTTTGCTGGTAACTTTGTTGACTTCAGCAAAAGGAATGTCAAAGAACTTTGATATGTCTTTAATAAGAGACCGGAGCTTAAGCGTGTTCCAATTAGTGATGGGAACAACGGTGTTCGCTCCCCACTCCTCAATCAGCTTCTCCTTGAACTCTTGTGGCCTCTCTACGTCGTAGTCGATATCAGGCATACCAATCTTGGCTTGATTAGCCGACATAAACCTCTCAAATAGCAGACCGAACCTAATCGGATCAACCTGAGTAATGCCGAGCACATAAGAAGTCAAAGCACCAGCGGCGCTGCCCCTGCCGGCGCCAACCAGCCTATCCATCCTGGCTCTGTCTGCAATCGCTTTCATGGTAAGAAAGTATTTCGCAAATCCCTGATCGTTGATGATTTTCAACTCATGTGCTAGCCTATCAATGTATTCTTTCTTTTTGTGAAGATCACGCCGGCGTAACCCTGTTTGACAGAAAAACTTCAATGCTTGCTCTGGAGTTTTACCCTTTGGAACAACAAAATCAGGTAATCTTATTTTGGTTTCTGGCGTATAGTCTTCAATAAGAGTGTGTGCGATGTAGTGAGTTCTTTCTATTGATTGACGCACTAAGTCATCATCATAGTTAACTTCCATCTTTTCACAACATGTTTTGTAGGAATCAAAAACCTGATCGCCATTCTTGACAAACAGTTCACACTGTGTTTCTTCGATGGACTCTGGCAAAGGATCGATGTCACTGGCTTTCTTCTTTCCTAACCAGGCCAAACGCTTGTATAGTTCTCTATCGATCCACTTCTCTTTCACTGAATAATGACAGTCAGCCGCAGTGACCAAAGGTACATCAAATTCTTTTGCGATTTTAATGACAAGCTTATTTAATTCATGCTGTTCTGGTATTATATTCCATTGGATCTCGGCATGCCAGCGATCACCAAAGATTGCCAGCATCCTGCGAGTTGTCTCCCTCATAGCGTCTAACACAGCCTCTTCGCCCTCTTCGCGGAGTTCCCAGTAGCTGCCGGCATAAATGCCACCTAGGCACGCAGAGGTCGCGACGATGCCTTCATTGTGTTTCTCCAGCATAGCATAGTCAATTCGCGGAAAACGATAAAAGTTGGGCGACTGATAAGACTTCGAGACCATTTTGAAGAGATTGTTTAAACCAGTCTGGTTTTGTGCCAGCAGTACAAGGTGCCTTCTCTTGTTGAGAGGGTTTCTCTTATTGTTTGGCCTCTCACCCTCTTCTACAAGAGTGGTTGCAACCTTCTCTTTCTTCTTTTGTTTTTTCTCGTTGTATAGCTCTTCCCATTCTTCAATAGAGGGATGAAAATATGCTTCAACACCATAAATTGCTTTAAATTCTTTTCCCTGCTCCTTCATCTCTTTTTCGTGGAGAAGCATATAAGGAAGTGAACTCATGTTTCCATGATTTGTGATTGCGTGAGCATCTAATCCTAGATCATACGCTGTGTCAAAATGTTCTTGTGGATATCCTAAACCATCACCAACTGAATAGACATCGTGTGCGTGTAGATTTACAAATGGAATTGTTGGTCGATATCGTTCAGTCACGCCGGCCCTCTAATTCATATATTTCTTTCTTCAATTTTCTGCATTCTATCTCTGCCACTGCCAAGTCTCTTTCTAGATCTGAAACTGTCAGTTCAAGATCAGTGATTACGTTTTCAATACTGTCTTCATAGTTCTCAGCAAAAGAATCAACAAAATATTTCTGCTCAACTGATAATTCATCATAATAAAAAGGAAACCCTATATCATCTTTAATGTAATATACAATTGAGTTGTAGTTTTCTTCATTCGTCATCGAGTGGTTCTCCTAGTTTGTTCCATTCTCTATAGTGAAGCATCCTTTTCGAAGGTCTCTTCATTGTCTTACGTTCATCTGATGCTATATAATAACAGTATTTCTCCCATTTGTCAACATTAAAATACCATGGAATCTCTAAAATCGTATCTTTTTCTGTATTTATCTCTATAATATCAAAAACATCCTCCAAAGTGAAAAACCGGCCTGAATATCTTTCTTCTTTTGGCAATCTTTTCTTTTTTTCTCCGAATGGAGTAGGTTTTACCCAATTAGTTGTAGCTTTTTTTCTAAAATTCTTTGTGAACTTTTTGATGTCGGCCGTTTTAAATGTAAAGCCTAAATATTCCCCATCTTTGATTGTCTTTCCTTGATAAGAAAGAAAAAACCCTTTCTTGTTTGAAATTTTGTTCTTTTCTCTCTGATTTCTCACGATCCATGGTTGATATATGCCATAAGGGAATGCTACGTAACACCGGCCAGGCACTACCCATCTGCTGATCAAACTGCTAATCTTGCAGGCAGCTATAGCACCATATAACACACTCCAAGAAAGACAATCTCTCTTCTCTACATCTTTAGATGGTACTGGAACATAAAATATTGGTATTGCTTTCTTGGATTTACCTGGTTTTGGATCCATATATCGATAATTCCAGACAGGATCTTCTACCATATCTCCGAGCCTATACCTTATCAAAGGTTGTATATCATCGTTGCAAATGATCCAAATTGTTTTACAGCCGGCATAGGCACATTCAACAACTGCCCTCTCGACTGCAAGATAATTTTGTGCAATTGGCATCATTGCATCGTGCCATGGCATATTAAAATCTAAGTCTTGCCCGGAAACGGGTATAATACCGGCCAAATGAAAAAATTTGTCTTCATTTATTTCTTCTATATTCATTCCAATCCATTTTTCGATTAACTTTGTATGAATAACTCTGATTATCGATGAAATATTTATTAATTATGTCTTCTTCGCTGTCGTGTACAAATTCAATAGACTTAGTATCTTCATATAAATTTATCTGCAGAGGTATTGTCTCCCTTCTTTCAGATTCAATCTTTAAAGCATAATATTTATACTTTGTTTTATCCAGCATATCACGACCATTGCGGGCGCCCCTTATGCCGGCAGCTTTCATAATATCCAACACTTTAAACTTCACATATGTGTCTGAATAGTTACTATCTTGAAGTTGCTTTTCAGTTAAATAAGAAACAGCTACAGCATCCTTTCTTTCTGGATGATAACCATCATACCTTTCTGTGCAATAGAGAAAAACTTCATTCACGAAATCATCTGATGTCTCAAAGTATTCATAAGAATGAGTTGTGCAACTTTTCATTTTGATCCAATCAAGGACTTTGTATAAACCTTCGTTAATATTGTCTATTTTGTCAGGTAAACCATGAATATTGGCATCATCGAAAATAAACAACTGTTCATACTTAAAACCAATCTGTGATCTTTCTGTTATGACACGTAGTATATTGTTGTCATCCAGTCTAATAGAAACAACTTTATCTGATAGCGGGTTCAAGCCGGCGAGTGATAAGACAAAAAGAAGATGTTTATAAGTATCTACCTTGGAAACTCCAAAGTTTATTTTTCCTTCTTTTCCCTGCAGTGATATTTTTTCTTCAGGAATAATCAAAGACGACAGGTTGTCAGTGTGGGCAAAAAAATCAAACCTAAAAGGTATCCTAAGTTCATTGTTTATAAGCGTATAGTTGTTTAAATAAGCAAACAGTACTGCGTTTAAACCATTACCAATAACAAGATTATCAACATCATAAACGATCTTGTTCAACATTTCTCTTTTTTAATTCTTCTTCTAGCCTTGACAGTTTGTTTCTTTCAATTACGCGCTGCAGCTTCTTTGGTTTCTCTTTTTTAATTTTTTCTTTTTGTGCATCGATGAGTAGTTGTAAACTGTAATCGGTTAATTGACTAAGCGTTTTTCTTACAACTTTCTTCTCGGGTATTGTGGGATTCATTCAAAAACTCCCACTATATAATTCTCCAATATCAAATAAAAAGTTGATTCATTCAAAACAACCTCTTGAATCATAGAAGAATCAACCATTACTGACATTCCATTTAGAGAACGAAATTCCGTTTTACAATCTTGTGCAACTTTAATTATTTTAACCGCTACATAGGGCTCTGTCGCTGCCATTTTATAACCTTCTGGCAACAAAACGGATACTTGTTCTTTTTCTTTAACCTCGGCCTTAATTGGCTTTATCAATAAGTGTCTATTTACTGGTCTTAAGCTCATTTTTCCTCCTATAGCTCACAGTAGTCGCCGTCACAGAACTTTGTTCCATTGCCGGCATTGTTTGTCTTAATTCTCTGAATTGGTATGACATCTTTAATCATTTCCTTATATTGTTCTCTTGTGATCGGTTCGTATGGTGCCTGCACATAGCCAGTCTCCTTGTATTTTAGAAATGAGACCGCCTTCAGTCTTGTTTCATACATTTCCAAAGCAGATTTAATGTCTTTTGCTTCTTCGGGTTGAAACGTGCAAGTGATACTCACAGAATTGTCTGCCCAATAATGTTGATATTGCGCAGCAATCTCAAGCTGTTCCCAAATGCTAACATCTTTCTTTCCTTTCTCGAAAAACGGTTCGTGAATGGGAAACTCCACAACCTTTGTGTTTGGCGAGTATTCATCATCTTCGATCTTGAAGCCGTGCTCTCCAATAGTCTTAAGAAGATCAGAATCAGCTGAGAAGCGAATGCGACGAATATAGAACTCTGATTCGGGAAAATGAATCCCAGGTGTTGAGCCGTTGAGCAGTGATACTGTTCCCGATGGTTTGATGCTCGTTGTGCGCACAGAGCGAGGGACGCACAGCCAATCTGAATAACCCTTATCTAGTTTTCTCACTTCTTCGTAAGCATTATCACACCAGTTATATAGCTCTCTTCGGCCGTGCTTGTTGAAAGCTTGAACAACGCCCGACTGTGAAAGTCCGATGCGGCGATTCTTCAACATAATGCCGTTTGTCTCTGGCCAATGCGTATTAACCAGTGTGACTGTTTTCCCGTACATATAAGCAATCTTCAATGTCTTCAAGTAATCTTCATAGTCGTCGTGCTTGGCCGGAAACGTCTCTACTAAGCAGCATAATTCTGCATCTTCCAACTGTTGTTCGACACAATTGTGAGCATACAACCCGTTTGCATCAAAAGCGTGTACTTCTGCAACCGTAATATCATATACAGGTTCTTCTCCCAAGCCAGTAATCGAACTAACTGTTGCCAAGAATTTAGTCTTATTGGGTTTACGCTTATATTCCGAAAGCAAAGTCTTTAACTTAAGACGCTTTGAGTCGTGAGAAAAGCCAATTCTTTCTTCATAATAAAATAAGTCTTCACCAGAAATCACAAGCTCATGTGATGCCTTTGTATCATACCAAGCATTTCCACCCTTTCCATCGGGTAGATATGATTTGCCGGCAACTCTTCTGTTTTGATAAATTCGACTGGAAATCCCCATTCTCAATAACATTCTTTGAACAGCTTGTAACCTTTCTGTGTTAGACTGAGATAATCTTATCGATACACCGTTGGCTTGTGTACCTTGAACACTACCATCAGCATCAAAAAACCCACGAAGATAGCCGGAATAGAACTCACAAGATGTTTGTTCAATATTCTCAGTAACTCGCTTAGTTCTGTCAATATTATAAGAGGAGGCTAACTTGTTCAATTCACCTAAACGCAGCCTGCTCTCGTTCCTTGAAGTTATATGAGACCAACCCTTGAAATCTTTACGCTTTTTCATTGGGGCAATTGAATTTAACACTTCTGTCATAATGCCAGTGTGAGATTCATCGTCTTCATGCCAAACGGATAAAATCGCCTGCTCTTTCGCAAACGTTCCGTCTCCCGTCAAAAGCCCAAGAAGATATCCCTCACCAAAAATCCCTTCACCTTTCCACTGATAGCCGCGATGATCGTTCAACACGATTTTATCATCGACGGAAATCTCCGACAATGGAAGCCACCCTTTCGAAGTCATAAGTTTGTGATTATCGGTTAGTTTAAGAGTGTGACCTTCAGCAGTCTCAATCTCAAAAACTTTCTTAATTCCTGTTTTCCAAAACCCATTACTGGTTGACTCGTACTCTTTGCCGTCGACAATGATTTTCCCAAAATCAACATTCTGAATCATATCGCGAACTTGCCTGGGTCCAGTCGAAGTGTGTATCCAAGTATCGACTGTAACACATGGATTGAAACCTGCGACATTAATGTCATCATCTCTATATCCGTCCTTCATCCTGCCACGAGTTTTGGCATTATCTAGCCAGATGTATCCTGGTTCTCCGTTCTTTTGTGATTGTTCTGAATGCCAAGTATAATCCATCCCAACATAGGCATTAAAAGAGTTGTTTGATCCCCATCGATGTGAATACAACTTCTTCTCATCATTCTTCATTGAAAGATAATCCATGTCGTTGTATTCACCCAGAGCTAACGCAGCAGATCGTCGAACGTTGCCGGCAACAACACATTTGCCAATGAGGTTTTCTGTGTCAACGATTGTTGTTGAGCGGATTTCTTTTCCTATCCGTTCGTCATAAAGCTCTTTGAGATCATCGTGAAGTTGCTTCAAAGGTTTGTATCCAGAAGAGGTACCGCCGAATCCCTTGATTGGGGCACCATATTCTCGGATCTTGCTGTAATCAAACCTTGGAACTCTTTGACCGAAGAAATACCCATCCAACAAAATCTGAACTGATTCACACCAGCCTTCGCGGTCGTCTGGAACATAATGTACTTCGTCTATCCATTCGGGTTGCTTTACCGTGAGCTTTCTGGACCCGAGAGTATCAAAACCAACGCCCACGCCAAGCATAAGAGCGTCCATAATCCAACGGAATAGATAACCACCTTTGGTGTCGATTTCGCGTGTTGATCTAAAAGAACAGTTAAATAGTCCTGCACCGGTGCGTTCCTCCACGAATTTTGTGCCCATCATCCACAGCCCTCGGCCGGGTGGAGTCCATTTGAGGTTAAATAGTCGATCATAAGCTTCTTTTGCTGTCTTCTGTGCTTTTGTATCGTTCCATTCCAATCCAAGACTGGCAACGTGTTTCTTCTGAATCGTGAACATCCCTTCGATGACTCTGCGACAGGTTTGAAACCACTCTTCCGTGCCTTCTGTTCCTGGATCAAATTCATCTAGCCGACGCGCATAAGTCCTCTTGTATGTAATATAGCCAACAGGACCCCATGGGACTTCTTCATGTCTATATTGATCAATGAAAACCTCCGATAAGCGAAACCTTCTTACTGTCTGTTGGTATGGATCATATTTCATTCTTCTTCCTCTTCCTTGTTTAATTTGTATTTTACTGTATTGTCGGATTTTAGTTTGCTCCCGACGTATTCTTTGTATTTCTCTCTCAACATGTCTTTTCTCTGCGATTGCGACAGGCTTTCGCGAAACTCTTCCTGTCCTAAAACATCAATACTTACATTAGCGGGATCCATAGACACAGAATAGACCAACCCATCTGGGCCAAATCGATTCTTGGCTATAAAGAATCTTCCTTTGTTTTTGGCTTTATCAGCCATTGTTCTGGAGAGTGAAAAGATGAAATCCGCAACAAAACACTTGGCGAACGCCTCCGAGATAGAATTCATTGTAATAATTTCTTGATTCAATCCTTGCCTGTTCGTTTGAGACACCGACCAAAGAGGGCAGACAAAATTTTGTGCTAGTCCTCTAAGCTCTTCATAAATAGACTCCAGTTCTCTTCTTTTCTCATTATATCTCGACATTGGGGCAAGTAAATCTGCATAGTCAACAATAATCATATCGACATTGTTACCTTTCTTGATTATTCTCTCTAGATGATTTTTTATTGTTTTCGTTGTGGCCTTTTTTGTAGGATATTCCTTGATAATCAAGTTGCCGGGAACATTTTTAATGATTTGATAGACATCATCTTTTCTCTCTCTCAAATCGTTGATTGGGATACCAGAAATGCAACTATCATATCGAGATCCAATGACCGTATCGGCAAGTTCTAGTGTATAATGAACCACGTTTTTGCCGGCCTGGAGAGCTTTAGCCCCTAGATGAACCAGCAACATACTTTTGCCCGTGCCGGATGGCGCAATACCTATCCCAAGTTCTCCTTGACCCAAACCGCCATCACAAATATCATCAATGTCTGACCACCCAGTTGAAATTGCGTTTCTTGTTTTGATCTCAAATCTTTTTTCAAAGTCGTTGATCCAGTCGTATCCAAAGTTGGTGTCAGTGCCGAGCTTCAGAGCTTCATTGATGACATGACTGATTTCATCGAACGATGATTTTTGAAGAAGAGAAATAGATTTGATCATTGCTTCTTTAAGTTTCTGTCTTTTCGCAAAGTCCAACGCTGTCTCTTTAACAAAATCAGCATCCTCTACATGCGACTTATATATTCTAACAAGAAACGTATGCACTTGTTTAATTAAAACTTCGTTTTCGTCCTGAAAGCTTGTTCGAAAAATGGTTGTGATTGCATCGTGAGTAGGATGTAGTTTATACTTCTCTTTATATTTAAAAATCTCTTCAACAATCAAACGAAGATATTGCACATCAAAATATGTTTCATCCAAAACCTCTTCAATTCGATCAGCAAATGATCGATCTTCCAAAATTATCTGGACCAACTTTTGTTGAAAGGTAATACCAAAATTTTTAAATGTGGTTTTATTCTCCGTGGTCACTTATGATCCTGTTGAAGTTTTGAAAAAGATTTTCAAAGTTATACTCTCCGAACCCGTCTTTCGTGGACATTCTCAGGAATTCTGTTTTGTTGAACTCTGGAATGAATCCTCCAACTGTCTCTTTGACATATCGTCTGCTTTGAGGAGAAATCGTTGATGTATATAACTGCATCAGCTTATAATTTTCCTCCAAAAGATCTATATTGTCTAACACGCGATCGTAAACCTTTAGTTTGGCTTCTTGTTGCTTGCAGTACTTTATCAGATCATCAATCAGATATGATTTTTCTTCTTTCAAAAACGGAAACCGTTTTGCTACTGTTGGCAAACCAATTGTTGGAATACCAGAAATATTGTCACTGCGATCTCCGACCATCGCTCTGGCCAAGGTAAAATTGTTTGGATGAATGCCAAACTTCTCGACAATATTGTTCTTGTTTAAAGTTTCTTTCTGAATTGGTCGATGTAACACGGTGTCTTCACTGAGAAGCTGAAAGAAGTCCTTATCACTGGACACTATCACTTTCTGAAGACCCGAATAAACATTCGACATACACAAGTATCCAATAATATCGTCTGCTTCTACATTGTCGATCATCAATTGAATCACAGGCATCTGATTGAAGAATTCTGAAACTCTGGTCAATTGCCAAATCTTGTTTTGAAGTTCTTCGTTCTCTGAAAGATTGCGAATACTTCGATTAAGCCGAATAGGTTTTCGGCCGGCCTTGTAGTCTTTTTTTAATGTTTTTCTTTTCTTGGATCCTCCGATTCCATCCCAACAAATAACAATTTCATGTGGTCTGGATTCTCGAACCAACTTTTGTAATGACTTGATGCTTCCCTTTAAACCTCCAATGGGTTGACCATTGGAAGAAAGAGAGGGATCGACAATATAGTTTCTCAAAAACAAATTGAGATAGTCAATGATTAATACTCTTTTCATGTTTACCTTTGATAAAAAAGCCCTCATCTAGTATACCAGATGAGGGCCTATAAGTCAATAGTTATTTATTAATTATTCACTGTCATAAAATTGAGAAGCATCACCCTCTCTTTTGTCGAACTTATGAATAATCTCTTCATCAATAATTTGAAGAACTTGTTTCTTGAATTCCGGTTCAATAATCTTCTCTGGCCATCTGCTAGGTTGAAACTTTACAGCCTCACCATTATCATATTCCAGAGTATACCAAGAACCAGCAGTCGTCACTCGATCAGAGTTTTTGATTGCATCAAGTAAACTTTCATCATCCATAATGCCAACGTCGGTACCACCCCACAAAATTTTGAAGTTACATGTACGCCCCTGTGAGCCAAACCTTGACTTCTCAAGTTTTGCTTTGACTTCCGAACCAACACGGAATCCGTTATCATCAGTTACAAAAGATGATTTTGCCTTTCTGCCTGTGAGCCAGATACGCAGGGAATATGCATATGCTACTGCTTTTCCGCCAGGAGTTACATAAGGTGTCGTCATCGCCACAACATGAGCATTGATACCAGTCGGAATGTTGGTCTTCAACTGGTTCAAGATCAAAAGCGCTGATCTTGAGTTTGCAATCGGGACTGTCAGTTTCGACATTCCCTTTGCCAAGATTCTTGCTTTCAACGCTACGCTTGATTGAGGATTGAAATCTCCTTCAAGATCCGAGATAGCAGGGGTGTTTGCCAAGCTGTCCCAAATAAACAACATTTTGTTTTCATTGGATTCAAGCAGTGTTTCAATTGTCTCTAAAACAAATTCCACACTAGTTGCCTGAATATATAACAGTTTTGACAAATCACACCCTGCTGCCTCGATGAAGTTAGGATCCATGGCTGACTCTGAATCAAAGTAGACAACATCAATACCCATTTTTTGAGCATTGCTAGCAATTTGTACAGCCATGTACGATTTACCAGTTGACTCTAAACCAGCGATCTCCGTGATCTTTCCGACAGGTATGCCGGCGAGCCGGCCTTTGGCTATGATACTATCAAGCCATCTTGAGCCGGTAGGAATCCATTCCTTAACTAAGGTGGGACAATCTTCATCCTTGAGATCGTGGGCTACTTCCATACCTGCCTTTTTGTTGATGATCGAGCGTAGATCTTCTATCGATAGTTTGCCAACTTTGGTGCTCTTTCGTTTGGCCATCGGATCCTCCTACAAATGTGTTAAGCGTTAAGCAGTTCGTTGAATGAACTTTCGATTGAAGAATCTCCGGAATTCGAATCTGCAGCAGAATTAGCAGGATTGTCGACAATGAGGAATTGGTCGAGAGTTTCCTGAACTTCCGCAGAAGACTTGCGCTCAAAAAGCGCACCAAAGTCTGGAATGTTATCAATTGCAGCCTTGATCTGGTCTTTATCATCGAAGAGTGCTGTCTTATGCGGACGGACTCGAATTTCTGTCATGGGGAATCGACGACCAGCAGGCTTGCTATAAATAAGTCGAATGTCGTTTCCTTCCATAACATCAGTGATATCACCATAATCTGGATCAAACACCAGGTTGAGCAACTGTTCATACACAGTTTTGCTATAACCCCAAACCTTCGGGGTATCATGTTGTTCACGGATAATTACAGGTGAGAAGAATCGTTGCTTTGCGAAAAGCTTTTTGGCTTCTTCGCCGGCATCTGCGTCTCCGTTGGTATGAGAATTCCACAGTTGTGAAGCAAAAGAACAAACAGGGCATTCATCCCCAAAGTTACGCTTCGGACAGAGAAATCCCCGAGCCTCTCCCACGCCATAGTGAAACCAGTAATCCTTAAAAGGATCACCGTCTTCCATGGGAACAATACGAATGACTTGTTCACCCTCTTCGGGTTTCCAAAAGTCATTGCCATTCCCGCCTCTGCCCTGTAGAGAAGCTTGTCGTTGTTTCATTTTTTCTAGGTCTAGTGCCATTGATTCCTCCTTAATTGGTAGTCACTATTATAACAGTTCTCTTCACAATTGTAAAGCCTTTTTTTCTGTTTCTCGAAGTTGGATCAAAGAGGAATGCGCAACACAATACACATAATCTTCATCATATTTGGTCGAATATATACCATATGACGTTTTGATATCGTGATTTTCGATGTTGTCAGTTATCATCTTGAACAATGCCGTATCTGTCTTGAGCCTTTCATCATTGATACCATAATAATACACCATTTCACGCACGTTGTCAAGTAAAAAAAACATTTTTTGTTCGTTTTTTAGAGAAGAAATTCCAAAGGTCGATATTCTTGCTATTTCGTGCGGTTCAGAGAAATTTCCTACAATAAAATCAGAATGATTGAAAACATTAATCATATGAATAGTGGAAACAATCAGTTCATTCAATTTATCATAGTATCCCATGACGGCGACACCACCTAAAATTTCTTCAAGACAAGGGTTTGAAACCAAATACAATCGCTTAATCAGACCAGACCTAGCATATTCCTGCAATACATAATAAACCAGTCTTTCTTGCTGCCTCTTTTTCTCTCCCAAAAGCGCGATATTCGGCTGAATATACAGCACATTAGCCTGATGAGACCCGAGTTGCTCAAGCAGTCGTAAAGCCCCTCCACTGACGTTTCCTGACCCTCCCAGGATAAACAGTATATCAGTATCTATCTTATTGAAAACGTTTGTATAGTCGCTTAGATGGTCCTCGTACTCTTCCGGTGTTTCAAAACGAGGCAGAAAATAACAATTCTCTCCATAGATGTCGACGTCGAATTTTATGATTTTATACTGAGGGTGCTTTGCGAATCTGTCTGCTATGTTGCAGCCGGCAGATCCCAGACCAATTATAGTTTCCATTCTTTCATCTCTCCATAGTTTTTGCCGATCTTCACTAAGATCGGAAAATCTCCAAAAATTGTCTGAGAAAAATTTTCGCGAATCTCGTTTATTTGATTTAGATCTCGTTTGTCGAAATCAATGACCAAACTGTCATGTATTAAGAATGCTATATTTGATCTCTCAAGAAACTTATGAAGTTTGACTGCTTGTTGCATAAACAGGTCGCTGGCAGTGCTCTGTACGATATAATTGAAGGCATGGTAATCATCTGATTCTATCTTTCTGTTGAAGATCGTCTTGACTTCGCCATTGGAATAAAAGCGTTCCTTTATTTTGCCTCGATCATAATAACGGTTCGTTAATTTGTCTTCTGAGTTGGGGTTATAGAGCCACGCAAACACTCTCTTCTTGGCCTCTTCTCTTGTCCCTAGGCCTCGGTATATATTCTCGACGTTCCACTCGTGTAGGTCCATTGAGGGCTGCTCCTGGCCCATTAGAGCCAGCAAAACCCGAAGCTCAAAAGCATTGAAATCCATTTCCAAGAAGCAGTCCTTTTGGGGCTGAATAATTGAACGATATTCTTTGTTCAAAGTCAATATAGGAAAGCTGCCTGGTTTGGTCGTGAGTCTCCCTGTTTTGGTTCCGAACATATTATAATTGACAATTGGACTGGTTTTTCTAATCTTCTGCAAAAACTCACGATTGCTTGGTGTAAATTTTACGCGTGTTGCGTCAATTTGAAGCTCTTGCTGTTTTATATCACCGATAAGTCTGTCGAGATCACATAAAAAATCATAATTCTTTGGTTTTTCACAGTTTTTCAAAACGTGATCCTGAATTTGATCCTTTACTTCTTGATATTTAATGTATAACTTCTCTGGAAGGATATCTTGAATAGAAAATTCATTTAGAGACAGCTTTGCCTCTATGAATGCTCTCTGATGGGCAGAAATTTCATCAGAGAGGCTCTGCCATTTGTTTTTCAGTTCTTCCGGACAAAATTCCGTAGGTTGCCTGCCCCGACAATATAGATTAAGCTGCATTCACCCTCTTACACAGTTGGAACCAGTTGTCCCAAAAACTTACTATTAATATACACTATTGCTCTGCGAATGTCAAGGTATTTCCGAATATTTTTTGCTCTTTCTACAACTCTGTCAAAATCCAGCTTATTTAGCTTGTCAACCACCTCACTTTGTCTAATTTTGGCATACAACCAGATCCAATAATCAGTATTGTATCTTCTTTCATATTCTGCATCAGTTAACACAGATCGATTCAACGTTGTATCATCTTGAAACCTGATTGTAGGCCGAGAAGAAATAAAAGAATTATAAAACTGCCTAAAATAAATCCTCAAAGCTGGAATGTCGTATAAATAAGATTTAATATAATATTGTCTATGTAAATTGTCTGGTGAGGCTCCATATCTACTCATATACTGTTGCATATATTGAGAATCCAAGTCTGCAACCAGTCGCCATGGCGCATTTTTATCAACAAAAAAACCATTCTTTTCTGCTGCATCTAAATAACCATAATAAAACTTACTTTTAAAAATATCGTTGTGCTTATTAAAATCAACAGAATAATCTTCAAGTGCAAACTCAACACAAAGCCCAGAAATATTTGGCGTACACCATAAGTTGGATATAATGCCGGTTCTAGTCATTGGAGACATGGTACCAACCAGATCAAAAAATTCTAAAAACTTTTCTACAAAATCACCAAAAGACACCACTTGTTCCGATCGAGTTGAATTATTTCGAAGATACTGATCAACAAACGCTTTATATGTGTTTGAAACTTGGTTGTGAAACATTACATTAACGCTGGTCCAACCTTTCTTTGGTATAAGCTCTGTAGGAGAAAGGTATTTTTCTTTCAAAAACTCAGGATCGTTTCGATATTTCAAAGTAAATGTATCAATAAAATTATCATATGCATCAACAACAAAATTTAATGCATAAACTCCTTCACTACCTCTAAATTCTTTAAAGTTGGTTTCTGTGGGATATATAGAATTTCCCCGAGAATCAATTCTTCCATATAAAGTTTGTTTATACCAGAAATCAATTGTGTTCTTTTTCTCACTATGTGAAAGTTTATATAGATCTTTAGATTTTAATTCATTTGTTCCTAATGGAATCTGCTGCCGTTTAAGCATTTGTAATATTGAATTTCGACTTGCCATATTAATGTATCATGGTTCCCTAACGATCGGTGCAGGGATTCGCTTGGTCATCAAAACAACCTGGCTCGCCGGCACCAACCCACAAAGTATTTAGTATTGTTTCATAAGTATTATCACTTATTGCACTATCAACAGTAATAATTTGATGATATCCACCTATTCCCAAGACAGATGACAAATGTGTTGCAAAGCCCGGAGATTGTAGTCCAACAACAGTGGGATTAAGATAAATTAATTGGCCGGGTTGAAAAAGGCCGTTTCCAAACAGTGTTATGTCGGCATTATATTTATCTCGCAATTGTCCCAATCCAATCGATCCCTCTCTTTCCATTCTTGCTTCGCGCATTCCAGGTTGATCATCTTTTTTGAATTTGATACTTTTTACTATGCCCCGGGGGTTTCCGATGTTTAACCAATATATTCCTTCTTGTGCGTCCCATGTGGGGGATTCTGGATCCATAGCATTACGACCAGCAGAATTAAAATTGTTCGCTTGTAGAATGAGATAGTGAAACAGTTTACGATCAGAAAGACGACCGTTATAAGTCGCTATTGGTACGATGTCTTGATCAAATACTCTCGGCATTCGGTTATCCCACCGACCCTGATCATCCCGGTCGACGTCGGGGCCCGATCCAGGACGAACACGATTTTCATTGTTTTCATCTCCATAAGCACTAACGTGTAATATATCAATATTTGGTCGAACAACTCTAGAACGTTCAGCACATTCCGTGCCCATGGATGGGTATATCAAATAAGAAAAAAGTTCTTGTAAAAATGTTCTAAAGGTCCACTCAGTTCTATTTCTGGCAATAACCCTGTCAGTAAAAAACTGAAAAAATAAATTCAAAGATATTGGTAAATCAGCCATATTCATCAACGCTGTTGGGGCTGCTAAGGCGAAGGCTTCTCGATCAGCCTCTCGGACTTCGGCGCCGAACCGCCATGGCCGTTCGGGTGCGGCCCGAAACTTTGGCAAGTGCAAAAAAATAGTACCAAGCAGCATATTAATATCTCCAAATTCTTGAGGATTGCCATCTCTTTTGAGAATATTTAAAGCAACATCTAACAAATCTCCCAAATAAAAATAATAAATTCTTTTTTGATCGTCACCAATTGTCGGCGTCTCGAAACCGGCGGGCTCTCCGGCGTCGTCATCAGCTAACGCCTCAGCCATGGCCGCGTTATAGGTAGCGGTGCGTTCGAACCCGGCAGCTGCGCCGCGCCCTCTTTGAATCTGGAATGTCTGATTATCTAAACCTCTTTGGTACCTAGAAAATGCGCTGCGGACGGTGCCGGGCTCGTCGGAGAAAATAGCGTCCGGTACATCAACATAAAAAATTCCGGTGCCGCCTCTCAGATTAATCAATCCCCTAAGAAATCTGGAGTATGTCTCAGACACTATTCTATTTCTTAAGCTGTTGACCGCGACTAGATCTGCTTCTACTAATTGTTCGATATCGAGCCCAATTCCGAACCAACCCCCAATACCGGTTTCTTCACTTACGCGTACGCGTTCGGGGTCTTCTTCACAGTCGGATTCTGTTGACATATCGGGCGTGGGGCCCGATTCGCCTGCAGCTGCAGCGTCTTCGTCGTCGATTCGAACGGCTTGTAGTTCGTTTTGTAAATTTATCAATTCGCTATCCAACAAAGCCAACAAATCATTTGCGCTAAGTCTGGGAATATCGGTGGAGTCGAGACCGGCGTCGACGAGTATTCTGAAGACTGGGTGGGCCGGGTTCAGTATGCGGACGCCTCCGGAATATTCATCGGTGTCGGCTTGCAACAAATTACTGGCCGGCCCTGTTAACATACTTTCAACTGCAGCATGATATTCTAAATCTAATTCAATTGTTCCGTCTTCTCTAAAATCAATAGAATGACTCAACAAACTCAAAAGCAAAGTTGTGCCAACAGAATTAATTTTATCAGCCAACCGAGCAGTAAATAATTTACCAGGGCCTATTATGTTTTTATCAACAGTCCACCCAAGAACAACTTTGATTCGATAGTATCTCTCGTTAAAATCGCCGGTCTCGCCACCAAACTTTTGAGAACGAAAAATTAAATCTAAATAGTTTGCCTCATCATAAGGCAACGCGGCATCTAGATTCTGATTTCTTTGACACAGAGTAAAAGTTTCCAAAGATTCAGCACTAATCAAATCTTTGAAATTTTGAAAATATAATTTTAAATTTGCTTTAATATTGTTATCAACTTCTGCAGTGTTTGTACCCAATAATTCCCACTCAAAACTTTTTAATGCGACACCGCTGCCGCGGCCGGCGCGATTCTGCGTCATCTCTTTAATATTCTCTGGATCATAAGATCCATCAAAAATAAATTCAACATCTTTAGATGGACCGTCTTCACCTTCAAGGTATACCATTTTAAAAATTCTAATTTTTGGCATTACAGCCGACATTTGATCTGGTCGAAGATTAAAAAACTCGGCCAATCCCTCATCTGTAACCAACCGACCAATCAACGAACTTGGATTCGATGTCATGACACAAGTAAAATTCTCATACATTTTTGATCCGCTAGCAAGATTAAAATCCTCGATTTCGATATTCCGCACACGGCGGAATTCCTCGCGAATTCGCTTTAACATCACTTCTTCGGAATCAGGTTGATTCCACTCGCTTCCCGCTTCTTTGTTAGCTTCTGCAAAAAGATCGACAAACGAAGACAAAAAACACTGTTCCCGAGATCTTGCGTCGTTTCCACTTATAAAACTCCGAGCCATATTAAATTCCTAAATATCTCAGCATCATTTCTAAAGGTTGAGGAATGAAGATGATGTCTCCCAACAAAACATGAGATTCGGTTGGTCTTTTATTGTACCAAGCTATTGCCCACCAATATTTCGAATCACCATAGTGTTCATGTGCTAATTTATAAAATCGATCTCCAATCTTCCAAACATGAGGAATTCTGCTTAACTTGCGAATTTGAGCAGGGTTAATGTGTTTTAGCCTAGGAGTACTGTATTGTTCTATTTTGTTTAAATCTCTTTTCTCCAAAACCTCTTTGTAGGTTTCAGAAGTATTAGTAAAAACTGATCGTATTGAATATCTCATTTAAATTTCTTCCTTGTGTTATCAAGCACAACTGGTAGTCTTAATCCCCCCCGTATCCCTGCGCCGGCGAGTAGTATCCATCCCCAAGAATTTCTGCGCTTTCAGCAAAGACTTCCTGTTGCACGTTTGGCGGGAGCTGCAGCAACAGATCCATCGACTGGCTATAAGCCACGTCTGCCGCTCGTTGGGCGGCCGGCGTGCCGTCGTCTGCGCTGACGATATCGACGAGGGGCAGAAGTTGGCGGTTTATGTAGGTCCCCAGTTGTGCATCCGTCATAGTATTTTTATACGGATAATCACTCTCACTTAACCAAACCCCATGTTGATCCCATCCTATATCATGCGTATGCAAAACGGTAAAAGTACAAGACATTTGCATTGCTTTGGGAAATATGCTTGAACTAGTTTCTATAAAACCTTCATCCAATATTGGAGCGTGTGTAAACCCATCAACGTATCCCAATAACCCACTATCACTGACACTCGATCCCACGCCTCCACCACCTTTTGCATCCCTTATCAAATTCATGAACTTCAACTTTAACAATGGAGGACCAGATATATGAGTAGTGCTGGGACGGGCTGGACCACTGGCGCGGGCACCGCCAGTATTATAAGAAGGATAAAGCATTCGAATCAACTTTGAAATATCCTCCAAATTTTTTGCAGCGCTAGTTGAATCTTCAGCTATGATTTCCCATCCCAAACTAATATTACGAGTTGTTCTTTTAAAAGTAGATATTGGATCCATTCGACCAAAAGCTTCTTCTGTGTTCCAATCAGAACTAAACTTGTCTTCAAATTGAGTAACGAAAGCACGAAACGCTACACTGGTTCCACTTACCAAATGAAAAAACTCAATATATTGGCCATTGTTCGATAAACCACTGGGTATTGAACCGTCGTTCCAAAAAGGCATCTTTATTTTCTCCTATTATGAGGCATTTAAATTATATCTCTCATTAACTAGATCAACAACCGTTCTTCCCAATTGTCTTCTGTCTAATTCTAGTACTACGGTTGTGCCACCGCCGCCGGCTGCAGCGCCGGCAGTTGGGGCGGTGGCGCCCTTTAAGACTCTTATCAAATTATCAATAGCTTTGTCCCACATTAACACACTAGCAAAACCTATTTTAATAGAAGCAACTTCTTTGATTACATCTGTCATTTTCTTTGCTGATTCTACTGCGGCTGGTGTGGCAATCGTTGCGACCTCTGCCATTTTTTCCATTGTGTGAGCCAGGGCAAGACTTTTAAATACAGGCACATCGTCTATTGAGCCGGCAATTTCTTCTATTCCTTCTCCGACCATCCACAAATTAACGCCCACGTTTTTATCCATATCTTTCATTTGACTTGTGAATCTTTCAAATGCAGCAATTTTTTCCAAAGACATATCTTTGAAAGCCGCACCAATAGCATAGAGGCCGGCAGCGAACACAGCCAAACCAACGCTGACAAAAGGCAGCATCATAATAAAACCAATAGCTGCGAAAGCCAAAGCCAAGGCCACCAACGCTATAGCTAATGCAAACAATTGTGCCGGTTCAACTGATACCAAGCTATCAAGCATCGCTGCAATGCCCTGGGCGGCTATCCAAACTCCAAGACCCATCAGAGCTACGGCGGCACCAACCATAAGAGCGGCAAGACCAAATATTAACATTGGTGGGCCGGCCCCACTAGATGCAGCTGCAAGAGCCCACATACCAGCTGCAAGAATAAAAATACCAATATAGAGGGGCGGCGAATGCATGGATGCCATGATTGCTGCGCCTATGGCCAACAATATCGAAACTATTAATATGGCTTTACCCAGTGCCATCTTTTGGGCCATGGCATATAAGAGCCAAGCAGCGGCTAGGGTAGCAATTATTGCGGCGAGTTCTGGGCCCAATTTTTTAAACACCATAAAAACAGCAATTAGAACACCAGCAACTAATAAAGTTCTAGCCATGACTATCTGCAAGCGCGCGTGAGCGAATGTTAATTTAGTTGTTGACAACACCAGCTGAATATTTTGTAGGTTCCAGATCGCCAACGCAAAAGCCTGCAGCTTACTTAAAAATAAAGATATTTTTGCTATCTTGGTGAAAGCATAGAAGACACCAATTAAACCAAACATAGTCGGTATAAGCATATTGCCTAAAACACCATTAACTTTTAAAAGACCCTTCATTATTAAATTAAACCCATCGACAATCGGGCCAATCACAATTGCCAGTGATTCGAACATGATCTTCAAAGATTCTTGTGCTGAAGCATTGAGCAGAGCCCTTTCTTCCATATCTTCTTGACTCATTGCGCTGGCTTCAGCAGCGGCTTGTTGTTGATCATAAGCAGACAAACTTTGGCTAAACAATTGATTTGCTGCTGTCATATCTGTAATGCCGGCAGCACTGGCCACAGCTTGACGCTCAAACCTTCCCATAGCTTCCCAACTTCTACCAGAAAGTTCTATGGATTGGATCAACATTCGAATTCTTTCATCATCAGAAGCATTCAGAAGATCCACAGAGTTTAACAAATCCCCACCCAATATGGCATTTAAGCGACCAGCAGCTTCAGCAGCACCTTGGAATGTATCAAACTGACCAGTAATACCAAGCAGTTGACTAATTTCTAAACCAGTTACTTTGGCGGCCGCGGCGAGACCCTTGAAAACATCAATTGCTTGATTGCCAAACTTGGCCAGTTGTGGCATTGCTTCATTAAACCCAGCCACCAACTCTTCGATCGGTCGACCCAAAGCTGCAGCCGTGGCAACTAGTTCTCTTTGTGCTGTCATGGCGCCGGCGGTGGTCATATTCAATGATTTTGTTGCAAGGTTCATGAACGTGGCCGTTGTTTGCGAAGCAACTCCCAAGCGACCCATGGAAGCTGAAAATCCGGCCAGTTCTGTTTGTGCTTCTTCACTCATGCCGGCAAAGTCGCGCATGCCGACATACAATTCTTGTGTTGCTTCCACAGCTTCAGCAAAAGAAACTCCCAACCCTGCTGTGTTGGTGCGAACATCTAACATGACATCATCCATCGTGCCCATGGCGCCGGTTGTTCGATTAAAAGAAGCAAAAGCAGAATCTGCAGCGAGAACCATGGCTATTGTTGATTCTTTAACTTTTAATAATGTCCCCTGAAACACATTGGCAGGATGAAACGATTTAGCAAATTGAGAAGCAATATCTCCCAAATAATTTGTAAAGCTGCCGGCTTCTTTAATGTTTTGCTGCATCTGACCGATCCAGCCCTCACTGAAT